GTTTGACCCCGATATGATGAAAAGATTGGCGAATGGTGAACACACCGTTGAACATGAAATTTTTAAGAAATATGGCAAAGATGGATGGTTGAAGGCAAAAGAGATCGCAAAGAATTACAAATAACAGAATTAGGGTTAATATATAAGTAACTAATCAAAGCTGCGCCGAGATTGTTGAGGGCTGCGCCCATACCGTTTAACAAATTTTAGGAGTAATTTATGGCTGTTTTACGCAGTGATATTGTAATTCCAGAAATTTTCACGCCATACGTTATTGAACAGACAACACAACGAGATGCCTTCTTGGCGAGCGGTGTGGTTCAGCCTATGGCGGAGCTTAATGCTACTGAAGGAGGAGATTTTGTCAAAGTTCCTTTCTATACAGCGAACCTTTCTGGAGATTTTGAAGTTCTTTCCGATTCTTCATCTTTAACACCTTCCAAAATTACAGCCGATCAACAAATTGGCGTAATTTTACATCGTGGACGAGCTTTTGAAGCGCGTGATTTAGCCGCTTTAGCTGCTGGTTCTGATCCAATGGCGGCAATCGGTCAGAAGATCGGTGCTTATATTGCAAACCAAAGACAAAAAGATTTATTTTCTTGTCTTTCAGGTGTATTTGGTTCAATCAATGCAAACGATAGCAATTCAGCTTTCTTTGGATTAACTGTTGATTCTGAATCAGGTGACAGCCCAACGGCTTTATCACCTCGTCATATTGCAAAAGCAAGAGCATTACTTGGAGATCAGGGCGATAAGCTTACAGCTTTAGCAATGCACTCAAAAGTGTATTACGACCTAGTTGAAAGAAATGTGATTGATCGTATTTATGACAACAATGGTGATGCTGATACAGGCGCAACATCAGGTACAACAGCAAACGCTTTCGGTAGCCCAACAGTTCCTACATTTATGGGATTAAGAGTTATTGTTTCAGATGACGTTCCAACCACAGGGTCAGGCGCATCAACTGAATATTCAACATATGCGTTTACCGCCGGATCCGTAGCATCGGGCGAACAGGCTGGAATCACTACTGAAACAGATAGAGACATTCTTGCAAAATCTGATGCGATGTCCATTGACTTGCATTACACATATCATCCTGTTGGTTCTAAGTGGGCTGTTACTACAACAAACCCAACAAGATCACAGCTTGAAACCGTAGCCAACTGGTCGAAGGTTTACGAAACAAAGAACTTAGGAATCGTCAGGATTACTAACGTTTCTGGGCAAGATTAGAGGTAATTTATTATGCCAAGTCAGTTTGAAATTACTGCTGGAAAGTTAATGGGACCAACCAATGGTGGTTCTGTTACTCAAGCAACTAACAAAACAACTGGGGTAACACTTAATTCTGAATCAGGTGTTATTACTATGAATAATGCAGCTTTAGGCGCTGCCGCTGAAGCAACTTTTGAAGTTACAAACGATAAAGTAGCTGCTGCTGATATTCCTACTCTTGCAATTGCATCTGTAGGAACTGCTGGTTCTTATGTTGCAGGCGTAAGCGCTGTAGCCGCAGGCTCATTTAAGATCACAGTTACAAACGTATCTGCTGGTTCATTATCTGAAGCACTTGTTATTAACTTTGGACTTATAAAAGGGTCTGCTAGTTAATGGGATTATTTGCTTTCAAGCGAATGAGGAAACAAGAAGCTGCCGTTGCGGTGGCTTCTGTTCCTACTAAAAAAAAACGTAAATCAAAATTAAAGGTCGAAAATGGCGATAACAATTACGGCAACAGCGGGAAGCGCGTCAGCAAATAGTTACATCACACTTACAGATGCAAATGCAATTGTAGATGGACTTGTTGTTGATGATGATGTAGCCGCGTGGATTGCTGGCTCGACAAGTGACGATTATAGAAACAGGGCTTTATTTACTGCGGCGGTTAGAATTGACCGCGAAAGATTTTTAGGGGCAAGGGCAACAGACACGCAGGCTTTACAATGGCCGCGAACAGGAGTCAGAAAACCAGATACATATGTAAATACTTATGCTGTCGGATTTCCTTTTCGTATAACAACAGATTATTTTACAGATACAGAAATACCTGATCAAGTAAAAAAAGCGCAAGTAATATTGGCGGTTTATTTGAATAATAATAAGGATGGATTAGGATTAAGTGGACTTGAAGATTTTTCAAATGTACAAGTCGGATCTGTAAACGTAACGCCAAACTTTTACGGATCAACTGGCGCTGATCGCGTTCCGCCGTTATTTGAACGGTATTTCACAGGCTTGCGTATTAGTGGGCCAAACAACATTGCAATCAAAAGGAGTTAATCAATGTACAACGCTGACCCAGATTACACAATAGGCGGTGAATTAATCACAGATACAGCCGCACATACAGGCAGATTTAAGAGTATTTTCTTTAAAGAAGATACACAAGTCAACACGGCTTCGCATAATTATTCAGGAAATTCAATTGATTCTGAAACTTTTCTTGCGGGTCAAACAATCTATGGTTTATTTACTAGCATCACATTATCAAGTGGCGCTTGCATCGCCTATAAAGTCTGATGGGTATATCTTCAGCACTTAAAAAAGTTTTAACAAATAAAAAACTTTCTGCTGATATTACTTTCAGAAGTATTTCTGCGGGTTCTTATAATGCAACGACAGGTGTTATTGCTGAATCAAATACAGATACTTCTTTTCTTGGCGTTCTTGAAGATATAAATTTACGCGAAGTTAATGAACTTATTGAAGCAACAGATAAAAAAATACAAATCGCTGCGGCAAGTTTATCTTCTACACCGACAACCAAAGATAAAGTCATTGTCGGTTCTGTAACCTATTCAATAATAAGAATAGAAACAAATCAGTTTGGGAATGAAAAACTTACTTTTGTTTGTTATTTAAGAGCATGAGAAAAATTCGATTAGATCAAATAGGTGATTATTCAGAAGAGCAAATTAATACTTTGTTATCGGCTGTTGTTTTAACTGCTGATCGAATCGTCAAAGAAGGATCGCCTGTTGATACTGGAAGGCTTGCGGTTTCATGGCAGATAGGACAAAACGCAGAGAATGGCGCACCCGCCGCAGAAGGTAAATATGGACAAAAAGGGCTTGGGTTATCTTCACCGCCAAAAACTTTAAATTATAAACTAGGAACAGAAAATTTTAAAAAAAAGTATATTTTGCATAATAATGTTCCTTATGCCGAGCCTGTTTTTATGGGAACAAGTTTACCGCCATCTTGGAATCAAACTTATAGAAGTAAACAAGGCTTAAATGCAAAACACCTTGATTTGTTGGCAAAAGAAGTTCAAGCTGAAGTAAATGATCTTTACAAACAAATAAGAGGTAAATAATGGCTGCAACAGATTTAAATACAGTAAGAGCCGCGATAGAAACCAGAATCGCAACAGAGCTTGCTTCTAGCCCCGCTATACCTGTTGTTTTTCATAATATGGCGTATGATGCCGCGAGCGTAGATTCTTTTGTTCAATGCCTTACAAGTTTCGGTGAAAGTAATTATTTGACTTTTGGAAGTGCAAGCGGAACAAACAGAGTTAATGGAATTGTTGTTGTAAATATTTTTACTCCGCAGGGTGTCGGTTCTGGTAATAATTACACAATAGGCAAAAGACTAAGGGACTTATATAATAGGATTACAGTTTCAGATGTTATTTTTGATTCACCTATAGGGCCAGAGGTCGTTGCTTCTAATCCTGAAGGAAAGTTTCAAACACAATTAAGAATGACATTTGAAATATTCGAGGAACTTTAATTATGGAATTTACAGAAGCAATGCTTGACGCAATCGAGCATGTAAAAGGCAGACGCGAAGCGGCTTATTGGGATCCTGAATGTCGTAAGTATTATGCGGAGCAACAAAGTTTAAAAAAAGATGTAAAAACTACTGAAAAGAGTTAATATATTATTTAATAGTTCTTTTTTTTGTTATGGCTGCTGTTAAAGGTGACGTTGGAAAAATTATGTTTCATAACGCGGCTGGTACTGAAGCCGATGTTGCTGGAACAAGATCATGGTCTTTAGATATTACTAAAGATACAATTGAAACCACAATTCAAGGTGATACTTCAAAAACTTTTGTCGGCGGTTTAATTTCTGGCGAAGGTTCAATTGAACTCATTTATGACCCTTCAGGAAACTCTGATTATCAAGCAATTATAGACGATGTTTTAGTTACAGGTGATGCGGCTGATGCATTGTTTGAATTATTTCCTGATTCTGCTACATCATCTAAAAAAATAGGATTTTCTGGAATTATTACAGGTGGCACTTTCGGTGCAAGTTTAGGTGAATTGCAACTTGTAAATCTTACATTTATAACAAGTGGTGCAATAACCAGCGCTGTCTGATACATTAGGTTTATTAGTCCACTAATCAACCTAAATGGCAATTAAAAGAACAATCGACCTGCTTACTGAATCGTACGGCGATCAGATGTCAGCTAGACGCAAATATGAATTTAAAAATGCAAAAGGCGAAAAGGTAGTTGATTTATATTTTAAACCTTTAACAAGATACGACAGACAACGCGCTCAGAGCGTAGCAGGGACAGATGAAGCCTTGACTATATCGACGCATCTTCTTTGTGAAATGGCAGAACTAGAAGACGGTTCAAAGGCTTTTAATATTGCTGATGCTCCAAACCTACAAAGAGAACTTCCCGAAAACGTATTAAATGAAATCGAACTATTTTTATTTGATATTAAACTTGATATTGATACAGCAAAAAAAGGTTAAATGGGGACAGTTGGCTTAACTTTGAATTTTTCCTTGCAACAGAACTAAGTAAAACAGTAAAAGAATTACGTTCTTCTTTAACAGAAGAGGAACTAATATATTGGGCTGGATATTACGAAGTTAAGTATGAAAAAGAAAAAAGGGAAATAAATCGTCAAAAGGCAAATAGAAGGTAATATATAATAAAGGCTTTTTTTATTTGTGGCACAGGCTAATGTAAAACTTACAGTTGACGGTAGTCAGGCCACTAGAGCATTACAGGGCGTTCAAAATAAAACAACAAAATTAAATGGCGGTATAAATAGATTAAAAACAGCAATTGCGGGCGTTGGTTTAACAGTTTTAGCAAGACAGGCAGTAAATACATCAGCTAATTTTGCAAAGTTAAATGTAAGATTAGGACTATTGACAAAGGCTTCAGGAACTTTTGCAAGATCACAGGAAATAGCGGCAGAAGCGCAAAAATCATTCGGCTTAAGTGCAACAGAAGCACTTGAAGGTATCACAGATATTACGGCAAGATTACAGCCTTTGGGGGTATCTGTTGAAGATATAAGAACAACATTTATTGGATTTAATACCGCTGCAAAACTGGCGGGAGCGTCCGCGATGGAATCATCAAACGCATTTCGACAGTTAGCACAGGCGTTAGGTTCTGGGCGTTTACAGGGGGATGAATTTAGATCAATTGCAGAACAGGTTCCAACTCTTTTAGCACCTATAGCAAAAGAATTAAATACAACAGTTGGAGGTTTAAAAAAATTCGCTTCTGAAGGCAAATTGACAAGTGATGTTGTTATTAGGGCATTAAAGAAAGTAGAAGTTGATGGCGCGGCTTCGCTTAAAGCATTATTGGAAAATGATCCAACGCAAGTATTTAAAAATTTAGGAAATGAAGCAGAAAACTTATCAAGGGCTTTTGGAGATTTGCTTTCGCCTGCTGTTTTACCTGTAATAAGAGGAATTACAGATTTGACTTCGGCAGTAACAGCATTTTTTAATTCACCTATAGGAACAACCGCTGCAATATTTACAGCAATTGCTGTTGCGGCAAAAGGTATTGCTGTCGTTTTACCTCTCGCTGCGGGTGCAATTGCCTTAGTAAATACAAAAATAGTTATTTTGACATCTTCATTAATGGGCTTAAAAATTGCTTTGGCTGGACTTGGAATTGGTGCTTTAGTGTTGTTGGTCGGTGGATTAACAACAGCATTTTTAAAAAATAAAAAAGAAGCAAAAGAAAATGCCGATGCAATTAAAGCATTTAATGAACAAATTGGAATAACTGTAGATGAGGGTGGGGAAGCGGCAGAAATAATCGCTCAAATAACAAAGAAACAAAGAGAATTAAATGCTGCAAGAAGAAAAGGAACTAAAAGAAGGATTCAGGGAGATATAGATGAATTAGAAAATAGAAAAAATATATTAAAAGGTGAAAAAGAGCGTAAAAAGATAGAAGCAGATTTTAAAAAATTTAATGATAAGACAATAGGATTTTTGAAAGAACAAAATAGATTAGAACAACAGCTTACTGGAAAATCAAATGAACAAATAACTCTTAAACAAAAAATTCTTGATATTAAAAAAGAATTTGAACCTCAAGACGCAAAAGAACTAATAAACCTTTTAAAGAAAAATGAAAAGTTAAAAGATAGTGTTGAATTGATGGAAAAGGAAAAAAAGAAGGCAGAAGAACTTAAACAAAAATTTGCAGATATTGGTGAAGAAATTGAAGGCAGTATAAAAAATAATTTAAGAGACGCTATAACTGGTGCTCAATCATTTGGAGAAGCAATGACAAACGTACTAAATCGAATTAGGGATAAGATTATTGATGCACAAATAGATAAACTTATAGGTGGTTTTGGAGAAAACTTTGGTAAATCTGCATCTAGTGGTGGTGGAAAGGGTATTGGTGGATTTTTAGGTAGTGTATTAGGAGGTTTATTAGGTGGGAAAAAAGAAAGAGGTGGCCCTGTATCGGCTGGCGGTTCATACCTTGTAGGGGAACGAGGCCCAGAAATCTTAAAAATGGGTTCAAGAGGTGGCACTATAATTCCTAATAATGCTATCGGCGGCGGTGGTACAACAAACAATATGATTACAGTGAACGTAGATGCAACAGGTTCATCTGTCGCCGGTAATGGTTCAGAAGCCGATCAGTTAGGAGGTTTGATTGCTTCTGTTGTTCAGGCAACTATAATTGATGAACAAAGGTCTGGAGGTTTGTTAAATAGATAATGGCAACTTTTCCTTCGATCACTCCCACTTATGGGATGAGAAAAAACAGCAAGCCAAAAGTAAGAGTTACTTCTTTGGGTGATGGATATGAGTTTAGGGCTTTGTATGGCCTTCCTTTATCTCAAGATCCAAAAGTATATGATCTTACTTTTAACGTGTCTGAGACTGAATCAGATGTCATTGAAGCTTTTTTAAGAAGTAGGGTTGCAGATCAAGCAAGTTTTACATTTATCCCGCCAGCAGAAGGGTTCAGTGCAAAGACAGGAACATTTGTTCAATCAAATGGCTCTGGAGGTGCTGGAACGATTATTACTGTAACTTTTGCAAATCATGGTGTGGCAATCGGTGATGTATTAACAGTTGATTTTAGTTCTGGTCCTACTGATGGATCTTATGTTGTTACCTCTTCTGCTGATTTAAATACCTTTACAATTACCTCAACTTCTGCTGATAGTGCATTAGTAACAAGTGCAACCAATGTTGATTTTACGCTTTCTGGGGCTGGTAAATATGTCTGTGATTCTTGGACAAAAACAATACCGTATAACAATAGAGCAATTATCAATTGTTCATTTAGAGAAGTATTTGAACCATAATGGCAGTACCTACAAGCGCACTTCAAGGATTAACAAATAAATCTATCTTTGAATTATATTCTGTTGAATTAAAGCCTGACATACATTATACAAAAACAGCAAAAACAGCTACTTATACACAGTCAGATGGGAGTGGAGGTGCTGGATTCATAATTAATATTACATTAAATAGTCATGGTTTTTCTGCTGGTTTGATTTTAACCCTTAATTTTACTTCTGGAAATGGGATTGATGGCATATACACAATACAAACAGTTGCTACAAATACATTTACAGTCACAGGCACAACTTCACAGTCCACAAGCGGTGCTGTGTCTTTTAATGTAAATGCAACAATAGCAAACCCAACTGTATATCTTTTTCATGCTGGTAATAATATGAAAGATAGTTTAGATATTGTTTGGCAAGCTAACACTTATTCAAGGATGCCTGTTAAAGCTGCTGGATTTAAATATTCTGGGAAAGGTAAACTGCCAAGACCAACTTTAACTCTTTCAAATTTATTAGGAACAATTACTGCGATATTACAGTTAACAAATAAAATTACAGCATTATCTGATTTGGCAGGGGCTAAAGTAACAAGAAGAAAAGCATTAAGTAAAGACCTTGATGAAGTTAATTTTCCGTCAAATGTAAATCCATACAAAAGCGGTTCAGTTGATCCTTCTGCTGAATTACCACGAGAAGTTTATTTTATTGAAAGAAAAACGGCAGAAAATAGAAATATTGTTCAATTTGAACTTGCTGGTTCTTTTGATCTGTTTGGTGTATCAGCACCGAAAAAACTTGTAACTAAGGCCGACTTTGCAGGTGTCGGAACTTTTGTTAACTTTTAGATATGACTTGGAAAGAATTTTTTAAAAAATATGCAACAGAACAAGCACCCGAAGAGGCTTGTGGTTTATTAGCAATAATTAAAGGAAAAGAAACTTTTTGGCCTTGTAAAAATTTAGCAGAGGGTAAATTTGAATTTTTTATACTTGATCCTGATGACTGGGCAGAATGTGAAGATACAGGAGAACTTGTCGGTGTTATACATAGTCACCCTAAAGGTGCTGCAACACCCTCTGATAACGATAAAGCAGCTTGCGAACATTTAGGATTTCCATATTATATTTACAGTATTGAACACGATCATTGGGAATCTTTTGAACCTACAGGATGGAAAGCACCATCACTTATTGGAAGAAAATTTATCTGGGGTAAATATGATTGCTGGTCTATCGTGACGGACTGGCTAAAAGAAAACAAAAACATAGATATTCCATATTGGCCTAGACCTACAAAAATAAAAGACTTTTTAAACAATCCATACTTTGACAAAGTTCTTACAGAATCAAATTTTGTAAAACAAACTAATAATAAAAATATTAAAGTAGGTGATGTATTACTTTTTAAATCAATAACAGGAAATTTAGATCATGTTGCTCTTTATATAGGCGATAACATGATTTTAAATCATAATATAAAAGCATTAAGTTGTAGAGAACTTTTTGATTTAAGATATCAACAAGCATTAAAAGGAGTTTATAGATATGCAGCTTAAAAAAATAAAGGTTTATGGTAAGTTAAGGCAATTTTTAGGAAAATCATATTTTATTGCTGCTGTAAAATCACCACAGCAAGCGATGAGTTTTTTGATTGCAAATTTTGAAGGTGTGCAAAAACACATGAATGATCAGATATATAAGGTAAAGATGGGCGGCAGAGTTATTTCAGAAGAATATTTATCAATAACAGGTCAGGGTGATATACAAATTATACCTATTGCTACAGGATCAATTCCTGCGGTGGCTGCGATTTTTGGTGGTTTTGCCTCTGCTGCAACGGCTGTGGCTAGTATTGCTGGCACTGTTTTGACAAGTTCTATAGTGACTACAGCTTTGACAACTATTGGGACTTCAATGTTAATTGGAGGTATTACTGATCTTTTAGCACCACAAAATCCTATTCCTACAACTTCAAGTGTAAGTGATATTGACCCAGCAATAAGAGGTTCTTATTCGTTTAGTGGTATTCAAAACGTCAGTTCAAGTGGTGTTCCCATTCCTATTTTATATGGATATGTTTATAGCGGTTCAATTATAATAAGCTCAGGAACAGATTCCACACAAATAGTTAAAAGTATAACCTAATGCCTAGATTAGTTGATGATCAATTATTTGGAACCGATAGAAAGGTTGTTGATCCTGACCTTATAGATGGTGGATTAAGAAGTAAGCAATTTGCAACAGTCTTAGATTTACTTGGTTATGGCGAAATAAATTCTTTACAAGACACTTTTGGTAGTAACACTATTGAATTTAAAAAAAATGTTTTTCTTGATGGTACACCTTTATTAAATGCAAACGGAGATGCAAATTTTTCTGATGTGCAAGTTTTTTTAAAGAATGGGGCAGAAAATCAAACAGCCTTACAAGAAATAAATGCAATTGAAAATACAATTCCTGTAGGTGTTGAAATTTTATTAGCATCTCCTGTTACAAGATCAATTACTAATTCTAATGTTGATAAAGTACGAGTCAGCGTACAAATTCCAAGCTTACAAAAATTTGAAGCTAATGGCGATATAGTTGGAACTGAAGTAGCAATATCTATAAATATAATTGAAAATGATGGAACTGTTCATAATCCTGTGAATACAGATGTGATAAACGGAAAAGCAACAAGTCCATATGTCAAAGATTATGAGATAAAGTTTGAAAAAACAATGAGTTTTCCAGTAGCACTTAAGGTTTTTAGAGCAACTGCAGACAGCACAGATTCAACACTACAAAATAAAACAATTTTTTTATCTTATACAGAAATTAATACAGATACAAGTGCTTATCAAGGTTTTGCATATGTTGCTCTAAGATTTAATGCACAAGAATTTCAAAGCTATCCCAAACGTATGTATAGGCTCAAGGGAACCAAAATCCTTGTCCCAAATGGAACAACAATTGATAGTAACAATGGCAGGGTTATTTATCCTGATGATTATGTTTTTGATGGTACATTCAAAACAAATAAAGAATGGTGTTCAGATCCTGCATGGATTTTATATGACTTGTTAACAACAGATAAAGGTTTTGGTGGCACAGATGGTGTTATTGATGCGGACACTTTAGATGTTTATAGTTTCTATTCTGCAAGTGCTTATGCTAGTACTTTAATAACTGATCCGATTACAAATACAACAGAGCCTAGATTTAGTTGTAATATAATTCTTAATCAAAAAAATGATGCTTATTCCTTAATTAATGATTTATGTTCTGTAATGAACGCGATGCCATTTTACAGTAATGGTAGTTTACAAATATCTCAGGATAGACCTACTAATGTATCTACAAATACATCTGATGCTCAATATATTTTTAACAATTCAAATGTTACAGAAGAAGGTTTTAATTATCAAGGTGTAGGTCAAAGAACAAAGTACACAGAAGTTGAGGTTGCATATTTTGATAATGATACGCAAACAACTGATTTTGAACTTGTTACAACTGCTGATATTACAGCTTTATCAGATTCAATCTCGAAATTTGGTAGAACAAGAAAAACGTTAAAAGCTTTTGCCTGTACATCAAGAGGTCAAGCAAACAGATTAGGACGTTGGTTTTTATATTCTAATTTAAAAGAATCTGAGGTTGTTTCTTTTACAACTACTCTAGAAGCCGGTGTTATTGTAAGACCTTCAACTATTATTGCAATTGCAGATTCTTTAAGGGCAGGGGTAAGAAGAGGTGGCCGTATAAAATCTGTTACTAATACAACAACAATTGTTGTAGATGATGCAAATAATACCGATTTAACAACGGAAAATTCTGCAACATTATCAGTTGTTTTGTCTAATGGGTCAGTTGAATCAAGATCAATAAGCTCAATCAGTGGTACTACAATTACAGTTTCTTCTGCTTTTTCTTCCTTACCTTTAGCTAATAGTGTCTGGGCTATAGAAAATACATCTGTTGAATTTCAAATCTATCGTGTAGTTTCAATTGAAGAAAAAAATAATTCTGAATTTACAATTACAGCAGTTATTCACGATACAAATAAATATGCTCAAGTAGAAGATACAAATGTTGCTGCAAATCCTAGAACGATTACAACTTTATTAGATGAAAAGCCATCACCAAGTAACGCTTCAGCTATAGAACAAATTGTTGTTTTAAATAACAGGGCAGTTTCTAAAATCTTTGTATCTTGGGAACCAGTACAAGGTGTAAAAGAATATTTATTAGAGTTTCAATATGAAAACGACAATCCAGAAAGGCAAAGAATCTCTAGGCCAAGTTTTGAATTATTTGAATCTAGACTTGGTTCTTATACTTTTAAAATAAAATCTTATAATACTTTAGGTAAATTAAGTGCAACAACTACAAGTATAGGAGTTGAGGCGATTGGCAAAACCGCTTTACCAGCAGATGTACAAAATTTAAGAATCGAACCATTATCAGATGAATTTGTAAGATTACGTTTTGATAAATCTACAGATGTTGACGTTATACATGGTGGAAACGTAGTTATAAGATCATCTAACCTTACAACTGGAGTAACTTTTACTAATGCTGTTGATGTATTACCAGCCTTAAGTGGAAACATAAATGAAACAATCGTACCGAATATTGTAAATGGAACTTATGTTGTTAAGTTTCAAGATGATGGCGGAAGATTAAGTGCTGGCGATGCTTCAGTAGCACTTATTAATACAAGTCCTGATGTATTTCCTAAATTAACAGTCTTAGAAGACAGAGAAGATACAGACTCACCACCTTTTGCTGGTTCTAAAGTTGATTGTTTCTTTAGTGATGAAATTAATGGCTTAGTGCTTGGATCTTTGGAAACTTTAGATTCAGAAACAGATTTTGATGCCATTCAAGACTTTGATTTTTTAGGTGCTATTGACATTACTGGGGGTTCTTATGACTTTGCAAACACTTTAGATTTAGGTGGCAAACAACCTTTACATTTAAGAAGGCATTTTGTAACGCAAGGTTTCTATCCCAATGATTTATTTGACAAAAGAACAGCAAATATAGAAACATGGACAGACTTCGATCAAGCCACAGCTTTTAATGTTGGAGCGAAATTATTAGTAGCAACAACTGATTCTGATCCTGATTTATCAGTCACGGCTGATAGCTATACAATTAATAATGGATCTGGCGGTGCTGGGACCATAATCACAATTACAAAATCTTCACATGGTTATTCTGTCGGTAGTTTTGTAACTGTAGATTTTACATCTGGTACAGGTGTAGATGGTGATTATCAAATATCAGCAGTATCTACAAATACTTTCACGTTAACTTCTGCAACTTCACTATCAACTAGCGGTGACTGTACTTTTAGTGCTGAATTTAGTCAGTTTAATCCTTTTGTTAATGGTACTTATGTTGCTAGAGGATTTAAATTTAGATGCGAAATGGATTCTGATGATCCAGCACAATCTATAGAAATAGATCAGTTAGGATATACAGCAGAATTAAATAGCAGAACAGAAACAAGTCTTGGTAATGCAGGGGCTACAAATGGTTTGATTGCTTCTGGAACTTCAAGCAAAACAGTAACATTTACTAATAGTTTTTTCACAGGTCAATTAGGTACTAGCATTGCAGCCAATTCAGTATTACCTTCAATTGGGATTACTATAGAAAATGCACAGTCGGGTGATTTCTTTGCATTGTCTTCTGTTAGTTCAACAAGTTTTGTTATAGATATTAAGAATGGATCTAGTTTTGTTAATAGAAATTTCAAATATGCTGCTACAGGATTCGGGCGAGGTAGTTAAAAAATGTCAATTAAGATATACTTAAAAGAAAAAGTGAGTTAAGTAATGGCTACACATGATTATGTAATTGATAACTCTACAGGAGCTAATGTCAGAGCTGACCTCAACCTAGTATTACAAGCAATATTAACTAACAATAGTAGTTCTTCAGCACCTAGTACAACAGCAGCCTATATGTGGTGGGCTGATACTTCAAACGGTATTTTAAAGATAAGAAACTCAGCTAATAACGCATGGGTAGAACTTTTACAACTTGACGGTACTTTAACTCTTGAAGATGGCTCAAATTCCTCTCCAGCACTAGCTTTTAGAGATGATTTAGATACTGGAATTTTTTCTGGTGGTGCAAATGAATTTAATATTGCAACAGGTGGGACAGAGAGATTTGTCATCAATAGTTCTGGAAACGTTGGGATAGGAACAGATCCAGATCAAAAATTTCATGTACATAAAGGTTCTGCTGGATCTATTGCCTCTGATGGTAATTCTGTAATAACAATGGAAAATAGCAATCATTGCATCTTGCAAATGTTATCTCCTAATACTGTTTCTAATAGAATAAGATTTGGTGATCCTGATAATAATGGTGCCGGTGAAATTCTTTATGATCATACTAATAATGCTCTTCTCTTTAAAACTTCAGCTAATGAAAGATTTAGAATCACATATGATGGGAAGGTTGGAATTGGCATATCAGATCCAGCTACTCCATTACACATTTCTTCTTCGGATGCAACTGTAGGACTTTTACAAAGAACAACTACAGGCAATGTAGCGCAAGAGTTCAAAAATAATACTTCAAGTATGTTCTGTGGACTCACAACAGATGCAACAGGTTTTGCAATTGATAGTGACAATAATTTAGGGGTAGATCCTATGTTCTTTGTCCAGAAATCTAATGGAAACGTAGGTATTGGCGTAAATCTTCCAAATTCAAAATTTCATGTGAATGGAGGCAATGCAATTTTTGAAACTTCTGCTGGCGATGCGGCCTTTTTAATAAAAGGTGACAATTTTACAGGGCTTCGTGTTCAAGCTGCAAGAACAAGTGCAAGTGACCATGCAATGCTTCAACTGTTAGGTTCTAGAGGTACTAACGCATCCCCAACTATTGTTAATAATGATGACACGATTGGAACAATATCTGTTCGTGGTTATGATGGAAATTCATATGCAGCTTCGTCAGAGATTCGATTTCAAATAGATGGAACTACTGGGGATGGAGATATGCCCGGAAGAATGCTGTTTTATACCTCTTCTGATGGTTCTGAATCACTTCAAGAAAGAGTCAGAATTGATAGTGGGGGGAATATGTTGTTAGGTTGTACCACACTTGAAAGTGGTTTTGGAGGGGTTGTTTTTAAGGTTAATAGTTCCAATGGCTCAGCAACACAGATATTTGATAGAGCAAATACTTCAAATAGTTCATTTGCGTTATCTTTTGAAAATAATAACTCTGGGGTTGGTTTTATTTCTTATAACAATACTTCAACAACTTACAATACTGGTTCTGATTACAGATTAAAAGAAAATGCTGTTTCAATATCTGATGGTATTACTAGATTAAAAACTCTTAAACCTTATAGATTTAATTTTATAGCTGATGCAACCAAAACCGTTGATGGTTTCTTTGCACATGAAGTAACAGCCGTACCAGAAGCTGTAACAGGTACAAAAGATGCCGTTGATTCTGATAACAAACCTATTTATCAAGGGATAGATCATGGTAAATTAGTACCTTTATTAGTAGCGGCTGTACAAGAATTAATAACAAAAGTTGAAACCCTTGAAGCTGCTTAGTATAATTGGATAACTAATTTAATATTTATGGCAACACCACAAGAACTTTATGACGAAACAAAAACTCGTCTTGATTTAAATATTGCCAAGTTGCAAATGCTTCAAAGAGAAATACAAGAAAAACAAGCCGAAGCACAAAAGCTTACTCAGCCCATAATGGAAGATCAAGGTGCATTAAAACAATTAGAAAAACTTAGTGATGTTGTACAACCTGTAGAATCTAAGTAAAATAAAATTAAATTATTTATTATCATGGCCGTTACTTGGGACGTTGCTTCTTTAGATTCAACAAAAACTGTAGGAAGTTTATCTGACGTTATAACAACTGTTCACTGGACTGCTAGTGATGCGGATGGAGATCATACTGGATATGCTTATGGTTCTATAGGGCTTGCTGAAGCTGATAGTGGTTCTTTTACTGCATATGCTTCTGTAACCAAAGATAATGCTATTACATGGGCCAAAGCTGCAATTGGTTCTGATGAAGTTACAGCTATTGAAACAGGAATTGCTGCACAGATTACAGAATCAAAAACACCAACAAAATCTTCTGGTGTACCTTGGTAATAAATTATTGATTGAAGAATTTATAACTTATAAAGGACATATTTACAAAAAAGTAGCTGATGTAAATTCAATGATAAAAGTGTGTCCTTATTGTGGAACGCAATTTTTTACAAAAGAACAAAGAAAAATTTATTGTTGTGGAGCGTGTAAAACAAGATCAAGCAGAGCAAAGACTACTAATCAACTTTAGGAGCCATTTGTCTAGTCATTATTCCACCTAAAATGTATAACGGGCCAAGTGTGGGAATAATTAACAAACAAGATATAATAAGAGTGTGAGAAATCGCTTTTAGTATTGCCTGTTGAACCATGCTTGATCGTATTATAAAAATTATTTCTATTCTGTCATTTGTAATGTCATTATCAATGGCAGCTTTTGGATATGTAGCAATTCGCTATATGGGAAGCCCTGAGTTTGAGAGGACTTTGAAAAACAAGATCATGGGAAGTCTGGAAGATAAATTACCAGATGTTATGGGAAAACAGATGCCAGATTTCACAGGGCCATCTGTACAGCTACCAGAACCACCAAAGGTGAACAAACTTGGAAATCCCAAGAATTGAAATACCACAAATACTTATCAAAGAAATTTATATTCCCAGAACAAGAACATGGGAACAATATCCAACAACTTTGGACATTATTGATAAACCAAAGCTCGATTATCCTGTTGTAAGTTATCCAACATTCAAAGCTTTAGAATATCACCCTGACAAATTTATTCCAACAGATCCTGTAAAACAACCAGAACAAAAGCAAACAGAAATACCACAAGCACCTGAATATAAATTACCAATTAAGAAAGATAAAGAGTTCTTTATAAAATGTCCTAACGAAACTAACATTCCAGTAGGGTCATATCCTAATGAACTTAAGCTTCAGGTGGTTATTGGTCATTCTGTAAAAAATGGTCGCTGCTATGAAATCCTCAGAGATTCAACCTTTATTGAGAAATGGTTACCTAGCCCTCCTATCCTTGTTAGCACTTCAATTATTGCTGTTACTGCGGCTTCAAGTCCTTTGATAGCCAATTTGCTTAAAAACCTTATCAAGACAGCCATTAAGCGTTTGACTAAATCAAACGATAAATCAAAGGCACAAACATAAGCAGACAAAATTACAAGCCCCTTACAGGCGATTCTGAGTGCAGCAAAATCACTTATTTAGCTCAATTTTGTGTGTATGAGGTATAACTTGGTTTTTTGGCGGTGTACTTACTATGTCAGAGCAAAGCCCATAGTAGTCACTGTCTTTTGAGTATTCAGCCCCACTAACTCTAAGCTCATGGCAATTCTTGAGCCTTGCAAGCTCATAATTTAATCTGGCTGTCGATAATTGTTGCCGCATTATCTTTTCTTGAGTGGTTGCACTTTTGAGACAAGCATTTTGAAAACGCTTATCAAGTGGTACAGATATTGTTGCTGCTATCCCAAAATTAAAAGAAGTGGCATCTTTGTTGCCGCTGTAGTTTTCTCTATAAAATAAAATTTCACCCGCATTTGTAAGGTTGCCATTATCATCTGTTGCTTCGTTATAGACTGGCGTATTGTAAATGTAGTCTTGAGGACGCTTTACTGCGACTGATGTAGTTGCAAATGGGCTAACCGATAATGTAGCTCCAGAACATTGAATACCAGCACCATAACTGTTTTCTGTCATAGGCCCTGTTAAAACTTGGGTTGCAAAATTAGAAACTGAAGATGATGTATTGCTTTGAGGATTGGCAACTGCTGAGGTATTTGCGTAACTAGGTAAACAAGAAAAAAGGGTTATTAGTTGGAAAAAATAACCGTAGTATCGGTTACCACCTCTGAACTCACTTGCCTTGTTATATCGGTTATAGATTCCAGCGATGGGCCTTTGTAAAATTCGCTGAATTGAAAAGCACCTTGGCCCGTTTGTTGCCAGTTTGGTTTTTGATTTAGGTCTAAACCTGTCCATTCGTAAGTAGTTCCATTGATGGTTTCAGTAACTGTTGCATTTGGCATAGATAATGTCTCGCAGTTACCGCATGAAATTCCAGAACCAGTGACACTGTAGGTATATCCAGAATTGTAGCGAACTTCTCGGATATTTTCTGTGAGATTATTAGTGGTGACGCTTCGACTTGTACTTGTTGCACTTGTGAAATTAGGCACAACTGGGATTGCATAAGCTGGACTAATAAAAAATACTAGCGGCAGATATTTCCACATTAATCAACAGTTAAATCTGTGACGAATTGACCAGTAAGAACTACTCCTGTTCCTGTTCCACCTGTAAGAGACATTGTGTGATGGTCAAGGGTTACGGCTGCTGTGCCAACACTTCCAGCACTCGTAGAAGTTAAGTCACTAAAATTACTCACTTGGCCGACTGTTGGTGCTGATCCAGCAGTAGCATCACCCTCTAAGTATGACTGAGTAAAGCTGAAAGTTTCACCGGCAGTGGT